TTATGTCATTAATGGCTCGGATGAAGGTAGGTTTCTTGACACTGTTAGGAATAACGCCAAGAACTTCGCATCTACAGTCTCTCTTACGAGTGACTCAAAACACAAAGTCATCATCATCGATGAAGCAGACAATACCACTTCCGACGTACAGCTCCTCCTTAGAGCGTCTATTGAGGAGTTCTCCAAAAACTGTAGATTCATTTTCACTTGCAATTACAAAAATAAAATCATTGAACCCCTCCATTCGAGATGCGTTGTGGTTGAGTTTGGTGTTCAGTCTAAGCATAAACAAAAGATCGCAATAGAGTTCTTTAATCGACTTGTTTATATCCTAGAGCAAGAAAGGGTTGAGTTTGATAAGAAAGTACTTGCTGAAGTCATTAACAAACATTTTCCAGATTGGAGGAGGGTATTAAATGAATGTCAAAGATATGCTGTTGGTGGTAGGATAGACAGTGGTATTCTGGCTGCTTTTTCTGACGTTGCTGTCGATGATCTCATTAAGAATCTTAAGACGAAAAATTTTCCTGAAGTTCGGAAATGGGTTAACAATAATATGGATAATGATACTTCTGTATTATTCCGTCGTATTTACGATAGTTTATACGAATCCCTTGTCCCTAATACTATACCTGCTGCCGTTCTTGTTATTGCAAAATACCAATACCAAATGGCGTTCGTAGCAGATCAGGAGATAAATATGCTAGCTTGTTTAACCGAAATTATGGTGGAGTGTCAATTCAAATGAATGTAAAACTAATTAAAATGTGGACTGGCGAGGATGTAATCGCTGATCTAGTTAAAGAAACAGATGACACTATTGTCATTACAAATCCTCTTGTTATAGTTCCTGGTGGACAACAAGGACAGGTAGGACTTGCTCCTTGGTCTCCTATTCTTAAGGGTAAGGATACTGAGTTGGAAATTACCAGAAGATATGTTGTGTATATAAATGAACCACAGGAAGAGTTTGTTTCTAACTATAGGCAAATGTTTAGTGGAATTGCTACACCAACTAAAAAGTTAATTTTATAGGTAAATGAAAGAAGAATTATTAAAACTATTAAAAGAGAATGCTTATAAGAAGGGTGAGTATACTCTTTCTTCTGGAAAAACTAGTGAGCATTATGTTAATTGTAAACCAGTTACATTGAATGGAAGAGGATTGACTCTTGCTAGTGTAATGTTATTGGAACATGTAGAGAAGGATTCTGCAGCAGTAGGAGGACTTACTCTTGGTGCGGATCCTATAGTCTCTGGAGTGGCACTTGTTGCTGGTTTAGATAAAAGACTCCTTGATGGTTTAATTGTTCGTAAGGAACCAAAGGGACATGGTACAGGTGCATGGATAGAGGGTCCTGAGTTGCCAGAAGGTTCTAAGGTAACAGTCTTAGAAGATGTAATAACCACAGGAGGATCAGCAATCAAAGCAGCAACTAGACTACGTGATGCTGGTTATGTAGTAGAACGTGTTGTTGCTATAGTAGATAGACAAGAGGATAAAGAGGCAGATGAATTTATGGAGTCTGTTGACTTAGAACTTTATAGTATATTCACTTTAAAGGATTTGAGTGAAGAATAAGAAGCAGTTTAAATTAGACTGCTTTGGTTTTTTAGGAATTGTGTTATTATTAAGTGGCGTAGTTTCTGGAATTGTTGTTTACTATGCTATAATAGAAATTATAAAATGAAATTATTATGAAAACCTTAAGAAAAAAACAAAGACATCAGGTAAAATCTAGGTTTTATTACATATTCTGGGGTGCTGCAACTGTATCAGTATTTGCTGGACAAATGTATGTTGGATCTGGTTATCGTCAGATGTCAAAATCATTCAATCGTATTATGGATGCTGTTGTGGTTGAAGTTGAAAGAGGACTTGATAGACAAAAGTTTTATTAATGAGAGTAGAAACCAGGGAAGCAATGGAAATGTTGTTTTCTGCTAAATGGAACTTGCCAAAAGCAGCAAAACATTGTAGACTATCACGTAAGGAAATGATGATTACCTTTAGTGAGTATTGTGCATTGCATGAACCAACCTACAACAAGTTTGAAACTGAACTTCAATTAGAATTAGATTATGAGCAAGAAAGGACTTAAGACACCCTTACGTTACCCTGGAGGGAAATCCCGTGCTTGTACTAAGATGGGAGAATTCTTTCCAGATCTTAGAGAGTATGTAGAATATCGTGAACCATTCTTAGGTGGTGGAAGTGTTGCGATACATGTTAGTAAATTATATCCACATTTAAAGATTACTGTTAATGATCTCTATGAACCTTTAATAAATTTCTGGATTAATCTTCAGATGTTTGGTGAGGAATTAAGTAAAGAATTATTCAATCTTAAAACTGCTCATCCTAACCCAGAATCTGCAAAGGGTTTATTTAAAGAATCAAAGGAAATTATTAATGACAATACAAAAACAGATCTCGAAAGGGCAGTTGCTTTTTATATTGTTAATAAGTGTAGTTTCTCTGGTCTCACTGAGTCTTCCTCGTTCTCAAAACAGGCATCAGATTCCAACTTCTCCTTCCGTGGTATCGAAAAGTTAATAGGATTTCAGGAGATAATTTCCCATTGGCATATTAATTCATATTCATATGAATATTGTTTTAGAACAGATATGCATGATGGATTGTTTATGTACCTAGATCCTCCTTATGATATTAAGGATAATCTTTATGGTAGGAAAGGTGCTATGCATAAAGGATTTGATCATGATAAGTTTGCAAAAGATTGTGATGAAGAAACTGTAGATATGATGGTGAGTTATAATTCATCTCAATTGATAAAGGATCGTTTCAAGAATTGGAATGCTGCTGAATTTGATTTGACATATACCATGCGTTCTGTGGGTGAGTATATGAAAGATCAACAACAACGTAAAGAACTACTCTTACTTAATTATGGAACTCAAGGATTGGCTTAATTCTATTAATAAAACAAAGAAGAATTTGATTGATGAGGATCCTTCTTTAGAGAAAGATTATTCTCCATATATTGTTAACAGAATATATTCTGGACACCTTGATGCAATTATGTTTGCAAATGAGATGAACATGTATAATTTTTTACCAAAGAAGTTACAATATGACTTTTATCTAAATACATTGAGATCCAAGAAGAGATTCTCTCCTTGGCTTCGTAAAGATGAGATTAAAGATCTTGACTTGGTGAAACGTTATTATGGTTATAGTAACGAAAAGGCAAAGCAGGCTCTAAAAATCCTAACCAAAGAACAAATTATTTTTATAAAATCGAAGTTTGAAACTGGAGGAAGACGATGAGTACGGTTAAGGAACCTGAAGTGTCCTGGACACCTGAACAGATGGTGGAAGTTGTATTGGGTGAACCCGATGACTTCTTAAAAGTAAGAGAAACTCTCACAAGAATTGGAGTAGCATCCAGAAAGGAGAAAAAGATATATCAATCATGTCATATACTGCATAAGCAAGGAAGGTATTTCCTTGTTCATTTTAAGGAACTGTTTGCCCTTGATGGGAAACACGCTAACCTTACTGCTAATGATGTTCAGCGTAGGAATCGTATTGCTCAGTTGCTTGCTGATTGGGGATTAGTAACTGTTGTAGATAGTGAAAAGATACAAGATATTGCACCTCTAAATCAGATCAAAGTATTAGCATACAAAGACAAAGGTGATTGGATACTTGAGACAAAGTATAATATAGGTAGCAAGAAAAAGAAACCTGAAGAATGAATGGTCGCCTAGACAAAGTTGAGATGACTGCTAAAGTCACAAGGATAAAAAATGGGGTTGATAGTAAGGCATGGTATCCAGAGTGGGATAAACGCCAAAGAGGTGCGGCATCCCGTATACTTACTAATGTATTAGAAGTCTTGGATGAATACTGGACGTAGAAACCGAACTTATTTTTTTAAGTGTTTATGGTTAAATAGTAATGTCGCCTTCGGGGACAATAACTAACACTCGCTTTTAAAGGAGAACCATGACTAACTTAGCAACATATCATAGTGCCAACCTTCCAGAATTAATGAAGGTGATAAAACAAAATGGCATAGGGATGGATGACTACCTAGACAGATTTTTCAACGCACCAATGCAATCGTCAAACTATCCACCATATAATTTGATACAATTAAATAATCATGAATCAAAATTGGAGATCGCCCTTGCGGGGTTTAAGAAAGATGAACTCAAAGTCTTCACGGAGTTTGGAAAACTATATGTCGAAGGCAGAAAAGAAGAATCGGAAGTTGATGGAACGTTTATCCATAAAGGATTGGCCCAACGAAGCTTTGAACGAGTGTGGCAGATCACGGACGATACGGAGATTGGATCCGTCGAGTTTGCAGACGGACTCCTCACCGTGGAATTAAAGAAGATAGTTCCAGAACATCATGCTCGGAAAGAGTATCTATAAAATACACAAAGGGGTGGACATACCCCTTTTTTAATGTTATAATGACTTGTCGGATAAA